AGGGCGATATGCCAAAGGCGGATCAGCATCTTCTCGTGCTGATGGTTGTGTCACAAAAGGCAAGACTCGCGGGATGATGGTGTAACCATGCGTGCCTCCCGTGGAATGGGTTGTATCAACCCGGCCAAGATGCCCAGCGGTAAGCGCAAGGCTCGCCGCGACGACACTGACTTTGAGCAGTATGCTGAAGGCGGTGAGGTGAAGTCCAAGGTCAATGAGGCCGGAAACTACACCAAGCCCGGTATGCGCAAGTCGCTCTTTGAGAAGATCAAGGGGCAGGCTACGCAGGGTACGGCATCAGGTCAGTGGAGTGCTCGCAAGGCGCAGCTTCTGGCTAAGCAGTACAAAGCTAAGGGTGGCGGCTACCGTGACTAAAAAGTCGCAGCAGTCGCTGAAGGACTGGACCGCTCAGAAATGGAGAACCAAAAGTGGTAAACGATCTTCTGACACGGGTGAAAGGTATCTTCCAGAAGCTGCGATCAAAGCTCTCTCGCCCCAAGAGTACGCCGCCTCAACCCGAGCAAAACGAGCAGGCAAAGCCTCCGGCAAGCAGTTCGTAGCTCAACCCAAAGCCGTCGCCAAGAAAACCGCGAGGTTCCGCTAAATGACCACCACCGGTACCACCACTTTCGACCTTGACTTCACGGATCTAGCCGAGGAAGCGTTCGAGCGTGCTGGCCGAGAGATGCGTTCTGGTTACGACCTGCGTACTGCACGTCGTTCCATGAACTTGATGACTATCGAGTGGCAGAACCGGGGCATTAACATGTGGACGATTGAGGAGGGGAGCTTTACGCTGACCCCCGGCCTCAACACGTACGCACTGCCGACTGACACCATCGACTTGATGGAGCATGTCATCCGCACGGGGGCTAACTCCTCGTCCACTCAGGCGGATCTGACCATCACTCGTATTAGCGTTTCTACGTACGCTACGATCCCTAACAAGCTACAGCAAGCGCGTCCTATACAAGTCTGGGTGCAGCGCATGAGCGGGCAGGTGAGCCCTGCCAACGCGACCTTGGTGGGCACCATCAATAGCTCAACCACGACGATCACGCTCAGCGATACCACGAGCCTTCCGGCTGCTGGCTTCATCCGTCTGGATAACGAAGACATCTACTACGGATACATAAACAGCAACAACACGTTGGGCGGCGTGTTCCGTGCGCAGAACGGTACGACCGCCGCTTCGCATACCAACGGCACTACGGTCTATAACCCCAACCTGCCTGCCGTGACTGTCTGGCCGACGCCGGACAACAGCACCACCTATACCTTCGTGTACTGGCGACTGCGCCGTATCCAAGACGCTGGATCGGGAGTGGCTACGGCAGACATGAACTTCCGCTTCCTGCCCTGCGTAGTTGCGGGGTTGGCGTACTACGTTGCGATGAAGCAGCCTGACTTGGCCGACCGACTCCCGATGCTCAAGCAAGCATACGACGAGCAGTTTGACCTAGCTGCGGGCGAAGACCGCGAGAAGGCCGCAGTGCGCTTCGTGCCTCGGCAGATGTTCATTGGCGGGGGGTATACCTAATGGGTAATCGCTTCGCCTCCGGTAAGTTCAGCATCGCCATGTGCGACCGCTGTGGGCAGCAGTTCAAACTCAAAGTTCTGCGCAAAGAAGTCATCAAGACCAAGATTTTCAACTTGCTGGTCTGCCAAGAATGCTGGGATCCAGACCATCCGCAGTTGCAGCTTGGTATGTATCCGGTTGACGATCCGCAAGCCGTGCGCAACCCGCGCAAGGACAGCACGTATGTGACTGCCGGGGTCAACGGCCTACAGCTTGATCCAAACAATCCGTACGGTGGCGTACCCACTGGCGGTTCTCGGGACATCCAATGGGGGTGGAACCCCGTTGGAGGGGCTAGAGCAACTGATGCAGGACTCACACCAAACTACTTGGTGGCGATCACCTCTGTTGGTACAGTAACCATCCAAACGACGTAAGGAGTCGACATGGACAAGAAAGATCTCGCGCAAGACAAGAAGATGATTGCTGGGGCCGTGCACAAGCACGAAAAGGCAAAACACCCCGGTCAACCCATGACCAAGCTTGCCAAGGGCGGTAAGACCAATGCACAGATGAAGGCGCTGGGCCGCAATCTTGCTAAGGTTGCCAACCAGAAGAAGTCTTCGTTCACCTACAAGAAGGGTGGCTAAGATGGCTAAGTTCAGCAAAAAGGTTGGCGGGAAGGAAGTGGGTGACGCTTCCGTCTACGCCGAGCCGCACACCATGAAGGGCGGCAAAGTGGCGTTGGGTAACGGTACTCAAGCGGAACCTACCCGTGCGGACAAGGTAAACATGTCGGTGGGTAACGTCAACCGCGACGGTTACAACCCCGCCCCTAAGACTTCCGGCATCAAGATTCGTGGTACCGGCTGTGCTACTAAGGGCACGATGGCCCGTGGCCCGATGGCGTGAGGCGTAGATGAACTACACCGAGTTGAAGGCAAACATCGCAGACATCTGCGAGAACACCTTTACGAATGACCAGTATGCTTTATTCACGAAGCAGGCTGAGCAACGTATCTACAACACGGTGCAGATCGCTAATCTGCGTAAGAACGTTACCGGCACGCTGACTAGCGGTAACAAGTACCTTCAGTGCCCTAACGATTTTCTATCGGTGTACTCTTTGGCGGTGGTGAAGCCGGACGGGGATTATTTGTACTTGCTCAACAAGGATGTCAACTTCATCCGCGAAGCGTACCCGAACCCCAACGTCTCCGGAGTGCCCAAGCACTACGCCATCTTCGGCCCCCGGTCAGATAACGACACGGAGTTGACGTTCATCCTCGGCCCCACTCCGAACGCTGCGCTGACTGCGGAGCTTCACTATTACTACTACCCAGAGTCAATCGTCACGGCGCAGACTACGTGGCTGGGCGATAACTTTGACTCTGCCCTGCTGAATGCGGCGCTTGTTGAGGCCATTCGGTTCATGAAGGGCGAGCCCGACTTGGTACAGTTCTACGAGAAGATGTACGTGCAGTCCATTGCTCTGTTGAAGAACTTGGGCGACGGCAAGCAGCGTATGGATGCGTACCGTGATGGTCAAGTACGGTTGGCGGTTAACTAATGAGCATCGTACAGACTCAAACCACTAGCTTCAAAAAGGAGCTTTACTTGGGCACCCACGACTTGTCCGTGGATGTGCTCAAGATTGCTTTGTATACGGCCAATGCTGACTTGAATGCCGACACCACGGTGTACACGACCAACAACGAGATCACGGGAACTGGGTATGTGGCGGGCGGCAAAGTGCTGACCGGTACGACCATCAACAGTTTTTTGTATACAGCCTATGTGGACTTCGACAATGTAGAGTGGAACCCCGGTGTTTTTACGGCGCGATGTGCGCTAATCTACAACGCTAGCAAAGCTAACAAATCCATCGCAGTGTTGGACTTTGGGTCGGACAAAACTTCACCCGCTACCTTCACTATCGTCATGCCGGTCAATGATGCCAACAGCGCCTTGATTCGGTCTTCCAACTAGGAGCATTAAATGAGCATCGAAAAAGCTAAGGCCGCTGACAACGTCGCAAGCGGATTGGTCGCAAACACCGGAGCGTCTGAAGGCGCAAAGGCAACGGGCAAGTACACCGTTGAATGCTACGACAAGGACGGCAACCTCAAGTGGGTTGCTGAAACTCCCAACCTCGTGGTCAACGTCGGTCTTCAGTACATGGCCGGTACGGCTCTGACCACCACCGCTCAAGTCACTACTTGGTATCTTGGCCTGTACGGCGCTGGTGCTTCCAACACCCCCGCTGCCACGGACACCATGTCTTCGCACATCGGTTGGACGGAAGTGACCGCTTATAGCCAAGCTACTCGTCCCGCCGCTACGTTTGCTGCGGCAACTAATGCCAATCCGTCCGTGGTGACCAACACGGCCAGCAAAGCTGCGTACAGCATCAACGCTACCACCACAGTTGGCGGTGCGTTCCTGACCTCCGACAACACTAAGGGTGGCACAACCGGCACGCTGTTCTCAGCTGCGGACTTTTCTGCTCCCGGCGACCGCTCTGTTGTCAACGGAGACACGCTGAACGTTACCTACACCTTCAGCCTTGCTGGGTAAGGATAAGCCATGCCGTTGGTTATCGCTGACCGAGTACAAGAGACAACCACGACTACGGGCACCGGCACGGTTACGCTTGCCGGTGCAGTTACTGGGTTTCAGTCTTTTGCCGCCATCGGCAACGGCAATACTACGTACTACACAATAGCCCACTCCACGCTTTCAGAGTGGGAAGTTGGTGTCGGCACGTACACATCCAGTGGTACTACGCTCAGTCGTACCACTATCCTAGCGTCTAGTAACAGCGGCAGTGCGGTTAACTTTAGCGCGGGTACGAAGAACGTGTTCGTTACTTACCCGGCATCTTTGGTAACCACGACAAATAGCAAGATCGTTGCTATGTCTATCGTCTACGGGGGATCTTAAATGGCTGCGCCAAACATAGTCAATGTTTCGGCAATGTATGGAAAGACCGCCGTATTGGCGGTCACTACATCTGCCACCGCCATTGTTACCAATTCTGCGGCTAGCAATAAGGTGCTTAAAGTAAATGCACTGTACGTAGCAAACGTAGACGGGACAAATAATGCCACTGTTGACATAGACATATTCCGTTCAAGCACGGCTTATCGCATTGCGTTCACTGTAGTTGTGCCAGCAGATGCTACCTTGGACGTTATTAACAAACCTTTGTATTTGGAAGAAGGGGATTCTCTTCGTTTAACAGCAAATGCAGCTAATGACGTGGAAGCTGTTTGCTCTTACGAGGAGATTTCTTAATGAATCGCGGCAATGCAGGTGTTATTGGCACTTTAGTTACGCCTTCCATTAGCGTTGCCACAGGCGTATTTAGCCTTAACCAATTACAAGTCGCCGCAAAAAATGGTACATGGCCTCCTTTCGCAGTGCCAGATCCATACTTCAATTATGTAACCATGTTGCTGCCGGGAAACGGCACCAACGGGGCGCAGAACAATACCTTCCTCGACAGCAGCACCAACAACTTCACGATCACCCGCAACGGCAACACGACGCAAGGTACGTTTGCGCCATATGGAAACAACTGGTCAAACTACTTTGATGGGGGATCGACTAACCTTTTAAGTTTCCCTTCATCCTCAACTGCATACAACCTATCTGGCGCTGCTTGGACAGTCCAATTTTGGATCTATTCTTCACTGACAACGTTCAGCGATGGGGCGTGCCGTTTATTGATGGCCGGAGCTAACGGTAATAATACGGCATGGGTAATCTCTATCGAGCCTAATTACTCATTGAGTTTTGGCGTACCATTTGGCGGCACGACTAATATTGCTACTGCTGCTAACGCGTTAGCAAGAAACACTTGGACTCATGTTGCTGTAGTTTATTCTAGCGGCACTGCACGAATTTATGTTAATGGCGTGTCAGTTGCCGGACCTACAGCAATAACTCTACCTGTGTCTTCAACTGTAAGTTTTAAGATTGGGTATGATAACGTAGGCACTGTAAGCACTAGATTTAATGGTTATATATCTAATGTTGCAATTAATACAACTACCGCGCTTTACACCTCCGCCTTTACCCCACCGACAATTCCGCTGACCGCCGTATCCGGCACCGGCCTACTTACTTGCCAAAGCAACCGCTTCATCGACAACAGCACCAACGCACTTGCTATCACGGTCGCTGGTAGCCCAAGCATCCAACGCTTCAGCCCTTTCTCACCGACGGCGAGCTACGCGCCAAGCGTCGATGGCGGGAGTGGGTACTTTGATGGAAGCGGGGATTATTTGAGTATTCCCGATAACGATTCATGGGTTTTGGGAAACAATTTTACTATTGAATGTTGGGTTTATTTTACTAGCACATCCGGTATTCAGCAGCTTATAAATCAAAGAGCATCATCCGCTAGTTGTTGGCAATTCTTGTACAATTTCCCGAATAGCGGTGATTTAACATTTAAGTTTGAAGATGGGAATGTGGCAATTAACCGCACATGGTCACCTACTGTTGGACAGTGGTATCACATTGCGGTAACCCGCAGTAGTAACACTTGGTATTTGTTTGCTAACGGAACTCAACTTGGATCAACCGCAACAAACAGCACTTCATTCCCAAACATTCCTGCAACCGTTTGGGTTGGAACTTTGCAAAACCCAACAGGAGAATCGTTTGTTGGATACATGACGGATTTGCGTGTTGTAAAAAGTTCTGTTTACACGGCTAATTTTACCCCGCCGACAGCCCCCCTCACGGCCATCACCAATACTCAACTGCTTGCCAACTTCACCAACGCAGGCATCATCGACAACGCCGAGATGAACAACCTTGAAACGGTTGGCAACGCGCAGATTAGCACCGCGCAGAGCAAATTTGGCGGCGCAAGTATTTATATTCCTGCTAATGCCGCAAACGCTTATATACCTCCTTCAATTAATTTGGATTTTGGTACCGGTGATTTCACCGTTGAGTCTTGGGTATTTAGCGTAAATACCGGAATTGGGCTTTTTCCAACATTTATCTCAAGCGTTACAGGTTGGAGCGCGGGGGCATCCGGTCATCGTTTTAATAATACCGGATCTGCAAATAAATTTAGTTTTCATCTAAATGGCGCGGGCGATCCATTTATTGTTTCTGCCAACACCTTTAGCTTTAATGTTTGGTATCACTACGCATTAACCCGAAGCGGTAATACATGGAGAATGTTTGTCAACGGCAACCTAGAGGCTACCGGCACATACTCGGCCGCATTTAATCAGGCACTCGGCGGTATTCGTTTGGGATATGCTCAGTGGGACGGGGCAAACGGATATTACAACGGCTACCTTGATGATCTCCGAATAACCAAAGGTTACGCTCGATACACCGCCAACTTCACGCCACCCACGGCACCGTTCCCAACTCTATAACACTCTGTAGCCATGCTGGGCATAAATCCATTTGCTGCGGCGGCGTTTTCGGCTATAGCTGCGGGCGCAACGCCCGCTCCAGATTCGTCAACGGTAGTAGAGGCCGTAACCGGTACTGACGCCGTTGCTACCAACGGTACGTTTAATTCGTCTAGCGCGGAAACCGCGCTTATTGTCGGGGATACTTTTGCATCCGCACTTACTGCGGAGAGCGCTACAAGTGAAACTGCAACTGGCACTGATACCGTTGCGGCTAGTGTCGCTAAAAATGCATCGGTTGCTGAGACGGCTACTGGCACTGACGCAATTGCTGCCAGCGCGTCTAGTAGTGCATCGGTTGCTGAGACGGCCACCGGCACTGACGCGATTGCAGCCAGCGCGTCTAGTAGTGCATCAGTTGCTGAGACGGCCACCGGCACTGACGCGATTGCTGCCAACGCGTCTAATAATGCATCAGTTGCTGAAGCGGCCACTGGCACTGACGTAATTGCGGCGGATGTAGTTTCCGGCTCTGGCGGAGTTGTTGCTGAAACAGCAACTGCCACTGATGCAATCGACGCTTCAGTAACCGCTGCCCCTAACGGAGTCATTACCGAAACGGCTACTGCTACCGACGCTGTTTCGGCTAGCATCTCTAGTAGCGCCGCAGTTGCTGAGACTGCAACCGGTACTGACGCGATTGCAGCCAACGCATCTAGAAATTCATCTGTAGCTGAGACGGCCACGGCAACTGATGATATAAGCGAAGGTGCTACCCCCGCCTTTGTAGCCGAGACTGCTACAGCGACCGATACTGTTTCTGCTGAGCGCGTGTTCGAAGCGCAAATTAGCGAGAGTGCGATTGCTACCGATGCTGCGTTTGCCCGCTTCTTGTGGGAAATTATTGATGACACGCAAACTGCAAACTGGGTGGATGTAACTGCTGGGACTTCCAACCCCGGATGGGTAGCTGTCGTAACGGAATG